TTTTCTTGTATACTGTTTCATTTTTCCGCCGCTCCTCTCTTCAATTCCCGGTAAATCAAGTGTGTTAACATCAATTCCGCTTCCCGTTCGGAATACTGCGCCTTTTCCCGTTCTGATTGCTCCAAGATTGCACCCAGATCATCAACAGCGGAACGGTTATAGAAGTAACAAGTATCAAGGACAGAGGGCAAGCCTTGCGCCCATTCTGTAAAGACTTGCTCGTTTGTGTAACCTTTCCGGCTCTGGTATTCCGGGGAATAGGCTTTTTCCTCTGCATGGACAGCCAGAATAAACCGGGCCACATTGGAGAAACTGCAAGGGCCGGAAAAATCATAACCGCATGGGTCGAAATGATCTAAAATGTATTGCCGGATATTCTGCCGGGCTTCTTTCGTTGTTGTTTTCATTGTTCAACCTTCCTTTCTCTGCGCTTTACTAACCGGACAGAAAACCGGCCACAAGAATTTTCTTGATATTCTTTCAAGCGTTTTCTCGCCTCTGTTTTTGTATATTCGCAATCTTCTATTTCCCACCCGTAACCGTAATTCGTTTCAATGTCCCACCGGTCAACGGTTTTTCTAACATACGCCATAATTAAACAACCTTTCTTATATATTCCGCTCCATTTTCCCGGCGTGGCCTTGATACGCTAAATGCGTATTTCTCCGGCCCTGCGGGGAAAATGTGCGGGGGTTCAATTTTCAAGGTACAAAGCACTGAATTTCTTTTGTGCCTTTAATATACACTGAATAAATTCAGTTGTCAACCCCTAAACACAAAATTTTTTCAGTGCTTTTTCTGCCATTTTCCCGGTGTATGGAAAAGTGTACTTTTTCAGACATACCAGAGGCGGACGGCTCCGGCCCATCTGCCTGGAAGCCTCTTGCCTGATCTGGGTATAAGAAACCGCCGAACCTCCTATCACGGGAGATCGGCGGTTCTTTCATAGTCGATAGTCGCTGGCCGTTTTCAAAGTCGCTCGGCTCATAGTCGATAGTCGCTGGCGATAGTCGGAAAATCGCTCACTCTTCCGAGTCATAGTCGCTGGCCGCAGCTTCGATATATTTCTGCTGTAACTCTTCCGCAGAAGCGGCCTCCCCAAGCTGATTGTTCGGGGTAAGAACAACCTCCTGTTTATCCTGATAGCCAAAGTGATTTTTCATCAGGAAGATAGCGGCCACCGGATTGATCTTCCCGTTTTGAGCATAATCTTCCATTTGAGCGTTCAAAAATTGGTACGCCTTTTTTATAAAGTTACGGCTTTCATTGGGGAGATAGGCACTATCTACACCGTTAGCCCAAGCCCATATAGTCTTTCTATCCACTCCAAAGGCTAATGCTAACCCTGCTACACTTGGCTTCATATCATCCTCAGAACAGATTTGTAGATACATACCAATCCGCTCTTTCACCTGTTCAGGCTCCTTCATATCCACAGACGGCCAATCCCACATTCTTAGGGAATGTTGAAGATACTTCCTATTGTCACCCGGCTCAGTATGGACACTCATAGCTTCAGTTCGATCAGGACGCTTATTTCCACCAGTCCCCTTCGGACGGCCACGGCCCCGAGAGGGAGTCTGTAAATCTACCACTTTATCACTCATAGTCGTTCTCCTTCCACTAATTATTTTCAGTTACCCTTAGTGAGTTTAGTGAATAATTTAGGCTTTTTGCAGTAAAGTCCTCTATATATCACTCTCTATAAGGGGGTTTATACAAGAATTTATAAAAATAGGGGGTAAAAACTGCCTCAAACCCTTGCGCCACAAGGCTTTCCGGTAGTGGAGAGTTTATCACCAAATTCTTCACCAAACCTCACCAGAAAAATATATTTAGTTGATTACACAAAATATATTTGACTACGCCGGGTACAATACCACCGATGACGCTCCATCTTTTTCTAACCACTGAAAATAAACCATCTTGTCTACTCGGCAAGCGTCCTCAATAGGGTTATCATTCTGGCACATAACCATTTCCACTTGTGCGTCTTCCGGGACTGTACTCAACTTGGCTCTCAATTCCTTAACAGTCATTCCGTTTCCTCCCAATTACAAAGTATCTTCCCTCGGAACTTTCTCGCTCTCCCGAGTAATCCCCACAGACCCTCAGCCTGTTCACCACAGTTTGGACAAGACATACCGGCTATATCTTCCAACCTCTTAGGAAAACTCTTTCCCTCTTGGACAAAGAGCTGGTGGCCGCACTTCCGGCATTCAAACACCGTCATCATGGCTATCTTTCCTCCCACTTTCACAATACTCTCTCGCTCTCTTGCAAAGTCGATCAGTGTCTACGGCGTACCCATCAGGCGCAACTTGGCAAGCTGCACACTCTTCATTACAGGTCAGGCAAGGGCACTCTCCCGAGTAATGTCCGCATTCCTCAAACAGCATAGTCAAGGCTCCTTCTTCAAACCGAACATATCAATCAGTTCATTCATGAACATCTCTGCACACTCTTCATTCCTGAAAGTTGCATAGGCGGTAACGCTGTTGCCCTTCTCAACGCAGAGTCGGGGACGCTTCACATCAGGGAAGGTATAGACCCCGATTTTGACTTTACCATTGCTGATTACAAGACCCACGAGATACACCCTCCTTTTCACATCGAAGGGAGATCATCTTCTCCCTGACCAACTTATCCACCACCCGGCCAACCTCATAGTAACCGGACATAGCTGCGAGGCGGTCTAAGTTCTTCGCCGTTTGTGCTGTTACCAGCAAGGACACCCGGCGCATATTTTTCTTGTTCATATTCACACTGTTCCTTTCATTTGAATGCCACGGTAACAGGGATAGCCATTATAAACGGTCTTTCCTCCGTGCCATTCTGGGTGTGCCTCCATGTCAGCATTAAACCGCTTTGCACTACACACAAAATAGCCGTTAGACTTACACCAAATTTTATAAGCGTCATAGAGTGCCTTGGCTCTTGTGTAGGCACCTCCGGCCTTTTCACACTTTTCCTCCAAAAACTGTAACACCATATCATTGTCCTTCTCATACTGCTTGACCACCTGACGCATAGCCGGGGACATTTTCAGGCCGAACCGCTTATACTTGAAGTAGCCCTCCAAGAGCCAAGTGAAGATACCCTGCATGGCCTCCGGGGTTTGGAACTCTGTTTTCAGGTTCTTGTCCTGCTCGTCCTCAGAGAAATGCCGGTTGAACTCAATCACCCGCACACGGTCAGAGGCGAACAGGCTCTTGTCATTGACAGAGGGAAGGTCATTGCAGGAGAGCCAAAGGGTGAACTGTGGGAGGAAGGTGGTAGCGGCTTCATAGAGGTTCCGGGCCTTGATCTCTTCGCCACCGGTGAGCTGCTTAATTGTTTCCTCGTCCAGCCGTCCATATTGATTGCTCTCGGCCATGGTGACAAACCGCTTACCCTTCAAAGAGGCCAAGACAGGACTTGCGGCTTCGGCGTTCTTGGAGCGGTCGGACTTGCAGATAATGGACACCGGGGACACGGAGGCATAATCCCCGAGAAGGTGGTGAATGGCACTCAGAAGAGTAGACTTGCCGTTTCTGGTGGTCTTGCCATGGAGAATGAACATACATTCCTCATTGGCCGTACCCAGCATGGAATACCCGAGAGCCTTTTGCAGATAGTCGGCCTTATCTGCGTCATTGCAGGTGACTTCCTGAATAAACTGCTCCCACCGAGGGCACTCAGCGTCTTGCAGAGTGTAGTCGAAATTGGTCTGCATGGTCAGAAAGTCGTGCCAATCGTGTTCCCGGAACTCCATTTTTTGAAGGTCATAAGTTCCGTTCAAGCAGTTAATGAGGTAGGGGTTTGCGTCAAATTCCTCTGCGGTAATCGGCATGACACTGGCGGCGTCCTTCATGAGCCGGTCACGGAAACGGCGATCTCCCATCTTAGAGATGAACTTCATGTACTCCCTGCGGCGGTCTTCATTGTCAATCTCCCCGCAATAGAGAGCCATCAGGCGGCAAAACTCTTTGATCTTCTCCGCTACCAGCAGAGAGCCAATGTCCTTACGCCATGCACCCTTAGAATAGGTGTACCAGCACTTGGCTTCCGGGCAGAAGCGGGTGTCATTCTGATAGCACTCAGAGAACAGTTCCGCCATGCCGGACTCGTCCCAAGAATAACCGGTGCCGCTGATCTGGTGACTTCTCTCAGGCTTTGCCTCCTTGATGTAAAACATCTTCTGAGAGAGGTCTTTATCCATGATGTACCGGCCATTAGAGAGCTGAAAAAGTTCCTGCTCTTCGGTAGTCAAAATTTCATCTGCCATTTCTTGTCACCTTTCTAACTGATCTTGCTAAGGTCAAAAGCGCACACGCCTGAGAGTCTTCATCCCACCACGCACATTCATTCTTTTTACAATTCATGAACGGGCACTCAGCAGGACTCATAATAGATAAAGGGCAAATCTTATTCTCCATCGTTTATACCCCCCCCGTAGAAGAAAGCGTTTTTCAGAGCCTTGTCCACATAGGACATAACCTGCGGTGAAAGAGTACAGATACACTTTTTGACTTGGGATTTGTCGATGACTCGTACCTGTTCACACTCCACCATGCTTGCTTTAATGCCCTTTCCCGTGACAATCACGTGGGTAGGCATTTCCATTCTCTTTAACTTGGAGGTAAGAGGGACTACAATCGTGGTGGGAGAGTGTCTGTTGCCAACATCATTCTGCACGATCAGCCACGGGCGGTTTCCACCCTGAACTCTGCTCCCGTCCACGATGGGAACATCAATCAGAACAAT